TGATCAGCTGGCTTACGCACTTGCAGCACACTCGGGCGAAAAACGTCTGGTTCGTCGGCATCCTCGACGAGAAGCTCGACGACTTCAATCGCAAGGTATTTTCGCCGCAGATCGACGGCTCCAAGACCGGGCTGGAACTGCCGGGCATCGTGGACGAGGTCATCACCATGGCTGAATTGTCTGGCGATGACGGAGACCCTTTCCGTGCCTTCGTCTGCCAGACCATCAACCCGTGGGGCTTTCCGGCCAAGGATCGCTCGGGCCGTCTCGCGCAGGTCGAGGAACCGCATCTCGGCCGCCTGATGGAAAAGATCAGAACGCCCGGCGCGCCCGCAGTCGAACGGCTGACCTACACCCAATCCCCTGAACCGGCCGCCATGGCCGATCAAAACTCATCCCCTAACTGAACGAAAAGGAGGGTCCCGACATGGGTTCCTGGAATGATTTCAACGACGCAAAGACCAACATCAACCTGATCCCCAAGGGCACGCTGGTCAAGCTCCGCCTGACTATTCGCCCCGGCGGGTTCGATGACCCGAGCCAGGGCTGGACCGGCGGCTACGCCACGCGTGGTTCCACCGGTGCCGTTTATCTGAACGGTGAATTCACCGTGACCGAGGGCGAATATGCGCGGCGCAAGATCTTTACGCTGATCGGGCTTTACAGCCCCAAAGGTCCGGACTGGACCAACATGGGGCGTAGCTTCGTGCGTGGCATGCTCAATTCGGCGCGCGTGATTTCCGACAAGGACATGTCACCGGAGGCACAAGCAGCCCGGCGGATCGGTGGCTTTGCCGACCTCGACGGGATCGAATTTGTCGCCCGTATCGATGTCGGTACCGATGCCAACGGCGACGACAAGAACGAAATCCGCAGCGCGGTGACGCCGGATCACAAGGATTATGCGCAGATCATGGGCTCGCAGCCCTCGCAGGGTGCCGTGGCACCGGCACAGCCCCCGATTTCGCAGAGCCAGCAATCCCAGAATTCGCAGGGCACGCAGCCCCCGCAGGGTTCGCAATCCTCTCAGGCACCGTCGGCTTCTGGCCGTCCGTCCTGGGCGCAATAGGAGGGTTTGGCCATGCTGCTCCGCCCCCGCCAGAAACTCTTTGTCGAGCGCAGCCTTCGCGCGCTCGATGAACATGGCAACGCGCTCGGTGTCGCGCCGACCGGTGCCGGAAAGACGATTATGCTGTCGGCGGTTGCCGGAAACATGGTCAGTAACAGCGATGCCAAGGCCTGCGTGCTGGCGCATAGGGATGAATTGACCGAGCAGAACCGTGGCAAGTTCGCCCGTGTAAATCCCGGGCTGTCCACTTCGGTGGTCGATGCGCGGCAGAAATCCTGGGCCGGTCAGGTGACCTTTGCCATGGTACCGACGCTTACGCGCGCCGCCAATCTCGACACGCTGCCCGCGCTCGACCTTCTGGTGATCGACGAAGCGCACCACGCAGCGGCCGACAGCTACCGGCGCATCATCGACAAGGCACTGGATCGCAATCCTGATTGCAAGGTTTTCGGCGTTACGGCCACACCGAACCGGGGTGACAAGAAGGGGCTGCGACCGGTCTTTTCCAATGTTTCGGACCAGATCCGCATTGGCGAGTTGATCGCCTCGGGTCATCTGGTGCCACCGCGCACCTTCATCATTGATCTGGGCGTGCAGAAACAACTGCAAAAGGTGCGCAAGACCGCCTCGGATTACGACATGGCCGAAGTGGCCAAAATCATGGACCACGCACCGGTCACGGACGAGGTCATCCGGCATTGGCAGGAAAAGGCCGGCGACCGGTCGACGGTGGTGTTTTGCTCGACCGTGGCGCACGCGGAAAATGTCGCCGGTGCCTTTAACACCGCCGGCGTATCCACCGCAGTAATCCATGGTGATCTCGTAGCGGAGGAACGCAAGAACATTCTTGCGGCTTATGCCAGCAAAGAAATCAGCGTCATCGTAAATGTTGCCGTGCTCACGGAAGGCTGGGACCATCCGCCCACCTCCTGCGTCGTGCTGCTGCGCCCTTCATCCTACAAATCCACCATGATCCAGATGGTGGGGCGCGGCCTGCGCATTGTCGATCCCGAGGAATACCCCGGCGTCATCAAAACCGACTGCATCGTGCTTGATTTTGGCACATCGAGCCTCACCCACGGCACGCTCGAGCAGGATGTCGAGCTCAATGGCAAGGACAAGGAGGGCGAAGCCCCCACAAAAACCTGCCCCGGGTGCAATGCTGAAATCCCGCTGGCCTACCTTGAATGCCCGCTTTGTGGCGAAATGTTCGCGACCGGCGATGATGATGCGAGTTCACAAGAACACGGCCCCGGTGATCTTGCCGGATTTCTCATGTCCGAGATCGATTTGCTGAAGCGCTCCAGCTTTGCCTGGGTGGATTTGTTTGACGATGACGCCGCGTTGATGGCCAACGGGTTCAATGCCTGGGGCGGGATTTTCTTTCTCGAGGGCCGCTGGCACGCCGTCGGTGGGGCCAAGGGCCAGACCACCCACCTTCCTGGGGGTCGGCGAGCGGGCCGTGTGTCTGGCCCAGGCTGACGACTGGCTCAATGAACATGAAACTGATGAAAGTGCTTTCAAGACCAAGGGCTGGCTCAATCAGGCGGCAACGCCAAAACAGCTCCAATACCTGCCGCCGATCTATGGCCAGGATTACGGTCTGACCCGCTATCGCGCCTCGGCCCTGATGACATTCAAATTCAACAAGCGTGCCATCCAGCAGCTTGTCACTTCGGCCGCACCGACGGTTCGGCGGGCTGCATGAACCATGTCGCGCAAATCCCGCCCCCGCCCGCACCCGCGCCTGCATCACTCGCGGATATCCCGGACCGCCTGCGCCGCTGGCATCCGCGTTTCGTGGTCTGCGCGGTCTGCACCGGTCCCACCGCCGGTTTCGGCTTTCGCGACCCCCCACAGCAAAACCGGTTCGCGACCGGCAGCCTCTCGGAGGTGCTGGTTCTGTTCAAAACACTGTCAGGCGCATTACGCGCACAAAGCCCGGAAAGGACTGAACATGGTTGATCTCACCGAAGAAGAACGCGCCGCCATCACCGCCACGATGAAACGCATTGGCGATCTCATGGGCGAATTCGGCTGGGATGTCCGGCTGGCAGAACTGACGGCGGATCAGGTTCGCGCCCTGATCGAGGAAGCCGTCGAGGGATTTCGCGAGGCCATGGCCGACATCGCAAAGTCCCAATTCCAGGAGATTCCGTTTTGAAAAAACTATGCAGTAAATGCGGGATTAGAAAACCGCTAGATGAATATGGAAAACGGCGCCGTAGCCCGGATGGTCTGCAAGTTTGGTATCGTGATTGCAGGCGTGAATACCAGCGAGAATATGCGCGAAACTATCGTGACCCGAAAAAGCATCGAGAAGCGCAAGAACGTTATAGAGCACGCCATTCTATAAAGAGCCATGTGCATGCGGTTGTCAGGAGTGCAGTTAAAAGTGGTCGAATAATTGTTCCTCTTTGGTGCCAGCGCTGTGGATGCGTAGGCGATCTGGAAGGGCACCATCGCGATTACAGTAGCCCGTTGGCCGTAGAGTGGCTCTGCACAACTTGCCATGGCCTTGAACACCGCTCCTATTCTGGAGGGGTAGATGCTTGATTATAACAAGCGCCCGTCCATCGGCGAGCGCATCAATGATCTGATCGATGCCGTGCTGATCAACGAGCGGGACACCGAAGTGCCGCGCACATATCTCGGGGCGTCCCGTCTGGGTGTGGCCTGCGAACGGGCGCTGCAATTCGAGTTTGCGCAGGCCCCAAAAGACGACGGTGGCGATTTCAGCGGCCAGGTTTTGCGGATCTTCGCCATCGGTCACATGCTCGAGGATCTGGCAATCCGCTGGCTGCGGGGGGCCGGTTTTGATCTTCTGACCCAGAAATCTGATGTTGGCCAGTTCGGGTTCTAGGTGGCGGGCGGGCGTATTCGTGGCCATGTGGACGGCATTATTGCCAGTGCGCCGGCCGACCCTGGCCTTGCCGTTCCCGCCCTTTGGGAATGCAAAACCATGAATGCAAAGAACTGGCGCGCTTGCGTCAAGGACGGCGTCGCCAGTTCCAAGCCGGTCTATGCGGCGCAGATCGCCATCTATCAGGCTTACATGGAACCCAGCGTGCCGGGGATTTCCCAATCTCCCGCACTGTTCACCGCCATCAACAAGGATACGGCGGAGATTTACCACGAACTGGTGCCGTTTGATGCGGCCCTTGCACAGCGCATGTCGGACCGTGCCGTGCGTATCCTGCAAGCCACGGGCGGGCGATCTGCTGCCCCGCGTTGCCCAGGCCCGCGATTTCTTCGAATGCCGGTTTTGCGCCTATGCCGACCGTTGCTGGAGGCGGGAACAATGAGTGACAAATCTGATGATGACACACCCAAGGAACCTGAAACCGGCCCGGTATCGGCCGACGAGGCGAAAACTTCCGACGCCGAAAACACCGATGATACCAAAATTCTCCATTTCAACCCGTGGCGGGATTTCAACGATGCGGCCCTCGCAGGGCACGTTGCCCCGCAGGTGGACGTGTTTGGCGATGAACCGGATGCGGTGCAAATCGCGACCTTCATGGAGGTGGTGTTCGGCTATTGCGATGGCCTGATCCCGGTCCGCAGTTTCATCGACAAGGGCCAGGGGATCGACGGGCGGCCGCACAATATCTGGATCAACGCCGATGAGGCCACGCCAGATAAGATGACCACCTTTGCCAACTGGGCTTCGCGCGAAGGCGCGGCGGTCTATGTGATCCCCGGAACGGTGGTCGAGTCCGGGCAAGCCAAAGCCGCCGATGTCTTGCAGATGCAGGCGCTGGTCGTTGATCTTGACACCGGCGACATTGCCGCCAAACGCGCCCATCTCAAGGCGCATCTCGGCACCCCGACCATGGTTGTGCAAAGCGGCGGCATCACGCCCGAGGGGCAGCAGAAATGCCACATCTGGTGGAAACTGTCTGAGCCAGCCGAAGGCAGCGATGTGGCGCGGGTCTGCCGTCTGCGTGGTGACATTGCCGCCAAGGTCGGGGGCGACATGCATTTTCGCTCGGCCCACCAGCCAATCCGGGTCGCTGGCAGCGTTTACTACAAGAACAGCCTCAAGACCCTGGTTCAGATTCTCGAAATCAACCCCGCCATGGAACGCGATCTCGATGAACTCACCGAGGCCGTGCAGGACATGCCGCCCGCGCCGGGGATTTTGCTCGAGCCGGAATTCGTACGTGAGGACAAAGCCAAAACCGCTGACGTGTTGATAACACCGGTGCGGGAAGGCGCTCAAGATAACTGGTCACGCTTCGAGGGAGCTTCGGCCGCCATCGGGCATTTCGTGCGCATGGTGCACGAGGGCCGCATATCCAAGGATGCGGGCTGGGAGGGCATCTGCGGTTACAACGCCGCCATGCTGCGCCCGAGCTGGCCGGTTGAGCGCCTGCAGCGTGAGGCGGAACGCATCTGGAACCTGCATGTGGAAAAGAACGGCCCGCCGCTTTTGCGGCTGGATACCGGGGCGCCGGTTCCCACCACCATGCCGGCGTTCAAGCTGGGGGAACTGCTCGACGATACCAGCCCGATGCCCGAGGATATTATTGCGCCGCGGGTGCTGACCCCCCAGGGGAATCGCATATGGCTGATTTGAGGTTGTATTCGAGGGATTTTCGGATTCTATGATAGGGCAGTTTTTCCCCTTGGAGGTCTGCCCT